CGGCGAAGGTCTCGTAGGTCCCCTGCACGATGCCCTGGCTGCCGATGTAGATCCACGAGCCCGCGGTCATCTGGCCGTACATCATCAGGCCCTTGCGGTCGAGCTCGTTGAAGTGCTCCGAGGTGGCCCAGTGCGGCACCAGGTTGGAATTCGCGATCAGCACCCGCGGCGCGTCGGGATGCGTCTTGAAGACGCCTACAGGTTTGCCGGATTGAATCAGCAACGATTCATCCGAATTCAATTCTTTCAATGATTCAACAATACGATCAAAGCATTCCCAGTTCCTCGCCGCCTTGCCGATGCCGCCGTAGACCACCAGATCCTCGGGCCGTTCGGCGACCTCCGGATCGAGGTTGTTCATCAGCATGCGCAGAGGCGCCTCGGTGAGCCAGCTCTTCGCCGAGAGCTGCGTGCCGCGCGGCGCGCGCACGGTGCGGGGTCCGGAGGAATAGGGCATAAGCGGAATGATATGCCCTTTGACATAGAGTACGCTCTAGGTTGTCCAATGGGCGCTCGTCCCGACAACACGGAGCAGCTCGCATGAGCAATGAACGCAACAAACGGCTCGCCGAGGAATTTGTCGCGCGCTTTGGCGGCCGCGACATAGCGGGCGTCCTCGCGCACATGACCGACGACCTGAGCTACTGGATCGCAGGCAAGCCCGGCTCGGTGCCGACTTGCGGGACCAGGGATAAGGCGCAGATGGCCCGGCTCTTCGAGAGCATGATGGCGGGGCTTGACGGCGGCCTCGCGATGACGGTGAAGGGCATGACCGCCGAGGGCGACCGCGTCGCGGTGGAGCTCGAAGGCCGCGGCGCGCTGAAGAACGGCCGTGTGTACAGCCAGGAGTACCACATCCTCCTCAGGTTCCGCGACGGCAAGATCTGCGCTGTCCGGGAATACCTGGATACGCAGCACGTCCATGACACCTGGTTCCGCCCCGCGGGTGCTGCGGCCGCCGGCAAAGCGTCGCATGCCTGAGGCATTGCGCATCGGCGAGCTTTCAGCGCGCGTCGGCCGCAGCATCCACGCGATCCGCTGGTACGAAGCGCAGGGGCTGATTCCCGGTGTCGCGCGCGACGCGGTCGGTCGGCGCGTCTACAGCGACCAGCATCTGGGCTGGCTGGAGCTGATGGAGCGCCTGCGCCGTACCGGCATGTCGATTGCGCAAATGCGCGCCTACACCGCGCTGGTCAAGCGGGGGAGGACGACGCTAGCGGAGCGAAGGGACATCCTCGCCGCGCACCGCGCGCGCGTCCAGGAAACGATCGCCGAATGGCAGGGCGCGCTGAAGCTGCTCGACGGCAAGATCGAGTTCTACGGCGAATGGATCGCGAACGGCAAGCGGCCGCCTAACCCCAGACCTGCCGCGCGGTCTCCAGCATCACCTCGAGTTTCCGCCACTGTTCGTTCTCGCTGAGCAGGTTGCCGCCGATGCCGGACGCAAAGCCGCACTGCGGGCTGAGAGCGAGTTGCTCAAGCGGGATGATGCGCGCTGCATCGTCGATCCGCTTGCGCAGTTCGTCCACGCTTTCGACGCGCCCGGACTTGGTGGTGATCAGGCCGAGCACGACGGTCACGCCGCGCGGCACGAAACGCAGCGGTTCGAAGCCGCCGGCGCGCTCTGTGTCGTATTCCAGCAGCAGCCGGTCGTACCTGAGGCCGCCGAACAGCGTCTCGGCAATCGCGTCGTACTTGCCTTCGCGGTGCCACATGCTGGCGCGGTTGCCGCGGCAGATGTGGAGGCCGAACGTGGCGCGGCCCTCTAGCCCCTCGATCACCGCGTTGTCCGCCGCCACGGCGCGGCGCAGATTCTTCATCGGATCCTCTTTGCGCGCCTGCATGCGCTCGAGAGTCGCCGGATCGACGTAGCCGGTATAGCTCGGCTCGTCGATCTGAATGTAGTTGCAGCCGGCATCCACGATTTCGCCGACCATGCAGCGCTGGATCGCAACCACGTCCGCGAGAAACTCGTCCGCATCGACGTAGTGTGCGCGCGAGCCCTCGATGTCGCACATCTGTGCCACCCGGTCCGGCCCCATGAGGGTGATTTTGGCGAGCGACTTCGTGGTTTTCTTGAGGAACAGAAACTCTTGCAGCGGGAAGTTCTTCGCCAATTTTAGGCGCGACGTGGCCGGAGTGCGAAAGGTGAGCACCGCGTCGGCGCCTTTCGTCAGCGGCTTTTCGCCGGGGCCGCGGTTCTCCGGATTGCGGCGGTGTTTCTCCCAGGAGCCGCTCCACAGGTCCCAGCCCTCCACTTCGGAAAAGCTCACTTGCCAGTTCAGGCGCCGGTACTCCCCGTCGGTCACCACCGGCAGGCCGCGGCTTTCCTGTTTCGCGACCACCTCGCGAATGGCCGCGTCCTGCGCGTGCTGCAACTCGTCCCGGCTTGCGAAGCCCGCCGCGTGCTTGCCGAACAGGTCTTTCAAGCGCTCCGGGCGCAACAGGCTGCCGACGTGATCCACTCGCAGCGCGGGTTGCTTTGACATGTCTATAAATGCTAGGTTTGCCGCTGACTCGCGTCAAGTTGACAGGGCATCGGCCAGCGGCATCCAGCGCATGACGAAAGGAACCAGCATGCAACGCATCGTGCTCGCACTGTTCGCGGCAATGATTCCGGCACTTGCCGCGGCGCAGGACTGGCCCGCCAAGCCGGTCCGTTTCATCGTTCCCTGGCCGGCGGGCGGCCTGAATGATGTTCTCGCGCGGGTCATCAACGACCGCGTATCGAAAGCGCTTGGTCAGCCGGTCGTCAACGATTCCAAGCCAGGGGCGGGCGGACGTATCGGCGTGGCCGAGGTCGCCCGCGCGGCGCCCGACGGTTACACCATCGGCATGGGCAACCTCGGGCCGCTGACGATCTTTCCGAATCTGTACAAGGACATGCCGTACAACGTGCAGCGGGACCTGGTGCCGATCACGATGTTCGCTGCGTCGCCGCTCGTTCTGGTGACGAGCAACACGGTGCCCGCGAAGACGGTCGGGGAACTCATCGCGGCCGCCAAGGCGCAACCGGGCAAGCTCAACTATGCCTCGGTCGGAATCGGCACCGCGCAGCACCTGATTTTCGAGATGTTCAAGAAGAGGGATGGGGCGGACATGGTGCACGTGCCCTACAAGGGCACCAACGAGTCGTTGCCGGCGCTGATCGACAATCAGGTACAGGCGATGTTCGACACGCTGCCCTCCATGCTGCCGCACATCCGGGGCGGCAAGTGTAACGCGCTGCTTGGCTCGAACCCTTGCGACGCATGGTCTTGACCACCCCGTAACGCGCCGCCTGGCGGCCGTTTGAACGCCAGTTGGATCGGACCACCCAGGCCCCTCCGGAGTGGGAATTTGCACATTGACCGTGCCTGGTGCCTTGGCTGAACATGACGGCGTCAATCACGGAGGTTGCCCATGCTGATCCGCCTGCTGATCCTCACCGCTCTCTCCATCGCCTTGGTGCCAGCGCACGCCGGCCGATTCGACACCATCGACGCGCAATGCAAGCAGCTCGCGCCCGAGAAGGACGGCGTCGCCTGCAGCACCGGCGTCTACATGAACCAGCCGACGCTCTTCATCAAGGTGCTCGTGAAGGCCAACGGCCAGGCCGACGTCCAGAAGCGCGCGAAGTTCGTGATCGGCACGCTGACCAAGGACTTCTACAGCGTCGGCGGCGCGCAGATCCAGATGCGCTCCGTCAACCCCGAAGGCCAGCCGATCGAGCGGCTTTGCGCCCGCACCGCACGCAACCCGACCGGGCAATGCGGAGACTGGTACACGATATGAAGCCATCGGAACGAGCAGCGATCGAAGCCTTCGCTGTCGGCAGCATCCTCACCGGATTGGTGGCCTGGTTCCTATTGCCCGGCGCCGCCTGGTGGGTGCACCTGATCATTTGGCTTTCTGTGAGCGGGGGCATCTACAGAGGTCGGGTCGAAATGCTGGCGCACGAGTCGGTCATCGATTCAAAAAGGGCCTGACCCCGAGGGAATCGAACCCTCGATCGCACCGAGGCGCGCGCCCCAGGCTTTCCATGTGCCACGGCATCCACCGCAGCGGGTCAGTTGATCGTCAATCCTTCGGCTTGAAGTTCATCACCAGCAGCTCACGCACGGCGCCCGCACGATCGGCGTTGCCGAGCGAGTATCGCGTCGGCACCGTCCTCACCCTGAAGCGGCCGTACAGCTTGCGGATCTCGGGCGTGTCGTTGATAGACATGATGAACTTGCCCTTGATGCCGGCGAGCAGCTCGGCCAGCACCGCGAAGTCGCTCCGGCTGAACAGCCCCTTACCGTAGTCGTCCTCGCTACCGTGGTATGGCGGGTCCACGTAGAAGAAGGTGTGCGGCCGATCGTAGCGGCGGATCAGGTCGCCGAATGGCATGTTCTCGACGTACACCCTCGCTAGGCGAAGATGCGCGGCGGACAGGTCTTCCTCCATGCGCAGCAGATTGAGTGCCGGCCTTGCGCCGGTGGACATGCCGAAGGTGGTGCTGTTCACCTTCGAGCTGAAGCCGGTCCTGATCATGTAGTAGAACCGTGCCGCGCGCTGAATGTCCGTCAGCGTTTCCGGCTTCACCTGGTGCAGCCGCTCGAATTCATCCCGCGAGACCAGCGCCCACCTGAAGTAGCGCACGAACTCATCCAGGTGGTGCTGGATCACGCGGTACAAGGTCACCAGCTCGACGTTGATGTCGTTGATGACCTCGGATTTTGATGCTTCCGGCTTTTTAAAGAGCAGCCACGCGGCGCCTGCGAACACCTCGCAGTAGCACGTGTGGTCGGGGATGAGTGGGATGATTCGATCCACCAGGCGCGCCTTGCCGCCAACCCATGACAGAAAACTTTTACCGCTGCTGCTGTGGTCCTTTTGAATCGTGAGCCTCCAAGCTGCGTGATAGGCTCGCCTCGCGCCGATCGGTGCGGGGGGCCTTGTCCTGGCTCACTGGCTTCATCAGTGGGAAAAGGGGCCGTCGCGGTGCTCTAACATCGTGACGGTCGCCCTCCTTTTTCACCAGGCTATCGCCTGGATTTCTTCTTCTGTCTCTGCCTGGGCGAGCTGCTCGCGGAGCGTCACCCCACGCGCGTAGATCGTCTTCACGAACTCCGCGCCGGTCATGAACATCGCGATCACCTGATCGCCATTGAGCGGCATCACAGAGTTGTCGGCCATCGTCCACTCGACCGAGTACGGCACCCCGAGCGCCTTGGCGATCGTCGCCGCAAGCGCGGCGCCGGCCACGTTATCGCTAGACGCGGCGTCCGACTGCACCGTCTTGCCGTTGAAGAGGAAGCCTGCATTGCGCGCGGCATCGCGCGCGGCCTTGATCTCTTCCCACTTCTCGTTTCGGTACACGACCAGGTCATCGATCGCGTCAATCTGGCTTTGCGTCGGCTCCGGGCCGAGCTTCTGTTTGTCCCAGGAGACCAGACGTGGGCCGTCGCCATCGTCCTGCACGCAAACGTCGTCAAGGAAGCTGGCGGTCTTACCGCGCCCTGCGAGCAGGACCGCGATGCGCGATGCTAGGTTTGTGGCCTTTATCATGACGAGGCTCCTATGCGGTGGGCCGAGAAGTAGGTGAGTGGAGACCCGCCCTGTGCATTCCTGCTGCCGGCAGAGGATTGCCAGCAGAACAATTCCAGGTAGTCGTTGCAACCGTTCATATTGACGACGCAGCTTCCTCCGGTGCCTTCGGTCGATGCGCCCGACGACTGCTGATGGCCGCGCTTCCACTCCGCGCCGTTTTTAAATATGCCGAAGAAATACTCGCTCTGATCCGGCAGGCTCTGAATTTTCCCCATCCACGTGACGACATATCTACCCGCGAGCTTTGGCTGGAAGCGACCAGCGCCATCGAAAGCGTTGTCTGAATCGAATTCTTCGGTATCAACGACCACTTTGGTGTTAGTGGCGTTGGAGATCGATTGGTTGGCGTTCAGATAGGCGCTAAACGCTTGCGCAGGCATTCGCACCGGGAACATATCAATCTGCGACGCTGCTGCGTCCCACGTCCCCGCGACCGCCTGGGTGCTCTGAACCTTCGCGGCAGCGACCCAGGGAATATTGTTCCTGATGGCAGCCGCGTAAACCGTCGTCGGGCTATTGGAGCCTCCGGCGATCGCCACCGTGTTGACAAGCCTAAAATCCGCGAACCCTGGATAGTCAGGTGGCAGATTGGAGACTGCCAGCTCGACCGCGCCAGCATTGTCGATGAAATAAACGAAGAGATGCTGCTGCCTGGCGCTCCCATGTCCGAGCGTGGCGGTGCTCGGAATGACCAGGGAAAGCGCGCCGGTGATGGTTCTGATGAGGCGCGCGCTGCTGGCCGGAGCGACGTCTCGGAACGCGACGTACACCGGATTCGTCAGCGATGGATCGTTGCCGGCAAGCGTCTTGACCGCGACCGTCCAGGTATGCGCTCCGGCGTTCTCTGTAATGACGATTTTGCCGTTTATCACGGACTTGTCGCCAAACATCGCCTGCAGCGCGGCACGCACTTGAGTCACATTCGTCTTGTCGAAAGCGATGTCTGCCGAGGCGATCAGGGCGAGCAGTTCCTCGGTGACCATGTGATACCAATGCGGTCCCGGCTTCGTCGCCGGCACGCCTCCGCCTGGGTTGCCTGCGGTGGGATAGCCTGCGCTCGCGTTGTCCAGCGCGGGCGGGGCGCCTGCAGCTCCTGATTTCCACTGACGGTCCATCGGTCTTTTTCTCCTTACGTGTACGCGAAGATGACTACGGTGTGCGCCGGCTTGAGTCGGCTAATGACGCATTCCAGCGGCACGTTGCTCCACCAGGCGAGCGGATCGTCGGCGGTGTCTTCCACCGTCAGTTCGCCCACCGTGTTCAAAGCAGAGTTCACTTGCCAGGCAAAGGCCCAATCGGCGCCGAAGAGCTGGTGCTCGACGTCGTCGGCGACCGAGTGCTCCAGGAACTCGCTGATCGTGATCGTGAAGCCGAGCGCGGCGGCGACGGCGATGAAGTAGGCGCGCGAGGCACCGCCGACGCTGACCAGCTTCTGCAGCAGCGCGCTGCGGCGCTGCGCCGTGGTCTGTCCAGGGCCGACACACGGATCTGGCAGGCCGGCGACGCGCTCCCAATCGCCGATCATCTCGAAGGTGGTACGCGGATCGACCTCGTCGATGAGCTGGTCGCCGCGCAGATCCACGCGCGCCAGCTCGTCCGCGAAGCCCTGGAGGAACTTGGTGAGCGTTGCACCCTTCTCGCGCGTCCAGGCGGCGCCCTGCGGCAGCAGCGCCTGGAGCTGGTCGAGATACTGATCGGAGGTCATGCCCACCAGGTCGCCCCCCCCCCAAATACTCAGGCCCATGTGATTACCCCGAACGTGGAGATCTCGCCGGTGGCCCGCACCACGTTCGCGGCCGGCACGGTGGTGATGTGGTCGGTCTCCCCCGCCCCGATGCTGATGGCCTCCTGGATGTGCGACAGCAGCAGCGTGCCGCCGGGCTGCGCCTCGCGGCGCAGGAGATCCTGCAGCTCGGCCGTCACCGCGTCCTTGACGGCCACGCTGTTCGGTGTGAGCTGGATGGTGAAGTTGAGCGGCACGGCGACCGGCGCGACTACCGTGACATTCGCGGTCACCGGCCGGCGCGCGTCGATGTATGCCTGCACCGCCGCCACTTCACCGGCATCCGGGATGATGCTCGCCACGTCGTCATCGCGCACGAAGCGCACGGTCACCGTGCCGGCGCCAAGCTCGCCCGCGTAGATCCAGGCGCGCGTGACGCCGCCGATCTCCTTCGCCCAAGTCACGTAGTCGAACGAAGCGCCGCCGTGCGGCGGCTGCTGAATGCGATCGATCAGGCGGGCACGCAGGCTGTCGTCGGATTCCGAATCCGCGCCCTGCGAAAGATCGCCGGCCGCGACGACCGCGTTGCCGTTGATGCCCACGATCGGAGAGCTGAAGGCGAGCTGCGAATTCTGCGCGGTGTTGCCGTCCGCGCCGGCCACGCTGGCGGTCACCACGGCCGTCGCCGTGCCGGCGACGATCGTGACTTCGGCGTCGGTGGTGAACTCCGCGCCGTCCGATCGCTGCAGCGTCGTGCCGATCGGCACGATCGCGCCGTTGTTGCCGGTGATCGTGACGTTGCCGGTGGCTTTAACGGCGGCCAGGCGCGGCACGCCCCACACGCCCGCCTCGCGCTCCAGGTAGCTGCTCTCGGCCGTGTCGGGCAGGATCTGCTGCGACAGGAAGTCCAGGCGCCCGTAGAGGCCGTGCACGGCCCCGGAATGCACGCGCGACAGCACTTCGAGGTTCGATCTGCGCAGCCTGGCGTCGGTGCCTGGCAGGCGCGCCTGGATGTCGCCGGCCGCGCGGTCCACCAGCTCCTGAAGCGTCGGTCTCACAAACCCTGTCATTTAATTTCCCTTCCAGAAGCTGTCGAAGCGGAACTTCGCGACCGGCTGATCCGAGCGCACGATGTCGATGCCCAGGCCGAGCACGCCGTCGCGCACCACTTCGGCGATCACATTTACTTCGCGCGCAATGCCGTCTTCGATCAGCCACTGCAGGGCTTCCAGCGCGTACTCGCGGGCGCGCGCGACGACGGAGGGGAGCTGCTTTTCCCTGGCGAGCATCCACAGGCGCGAGCCGATCTGATCGCCCGCCGCGCTCGGGAAACTGTCGCCCCACCAGCCGCGCCGGTTGAGCACGCCATCCGGCAGCGGGTCGCCCGGCTTCGCGCGGCGGTCGGTGAAAAGGGAGATCACCACGGCCGTCTCAAGGCCGTCATCGTTCTCGAGACTCGGCCCGCTGATCTGTAGGTCGCCGGCAAAGTCGACGAAGACGGTGCGGACGTCGCTCACGTCACATCGCCTGGTTGGGCACGCCGACCGCGCCGCCCTGCGGATCGTTGTGCGTGTGGCCGTTGTAAACGGTCCGCATGCCCAACATGCTCTTGTTGGTGTGATCGGAGATATCGCCGTCCGCGACGATGTTGCCGTCCACTTTCAGATTGCCGCTCGAATGCGTGAGCGGCGTGATCAGGTCGATCCGCGTCGCGGCGGTCGCCTCGATCACGTTGCCGCGCTTGAGCACGATCTTGGTCCCGAGGTCGTCATAGATCGCGACCTCGCCGCCCTGCAGGCCGGTCAGGCGGTAGCGCCGGTCTTCGCACTTGATCACGACGACGTGATTGCGCGTGCCGCCCACGGCAACGGCAAGCGCCTCGGCGCCGGGTAGCGGCACCGACGTGAAGCCGTATTCCTGCATGCGCTCGACGTTGTCGCGCGCTTCATCGGCCAGCAGCGTGATCTGCACGCCCTGCATCAGGGTCGCGTCGTTGACCAGTTTCACGACGCAGCGACCAATCGACAGCGCAATGCGCCGCTGAAGCGGCCCGATCAGTTTGCGCACCATGCGATCGACGTTCATTTGGCCTTCTTCTCCGCGTCGCGCTTCAGCTTGTCAATCTCAGCCTGCTGCTTGCCGAGCATCTCCCAGGGGTCGGCCTTCTTCTTCGGCATCGGGATCAGGTCGAACGCCTGCGGCAGCACGAGCTGCAGCTCGGTGATGGCGCCGCTCTCGTCCAGGAAGGATGTGACGCCCTTGATCAGCAGATCCGCGTCGGTGCGCACCCAGGGGTCTTTGATGTGCACCACCGTGTTCGGTTGCCACAGCCCGCCGGGATGGCTCCAGCCCTGCAGCCTGGTAACGATCTGCGCGGACTTCCCCGATCGCACGTTCGCTTCCCACAGCGCGCGGCGCTTGAGGCCCGCGCCATCCGCCAGATCCTCGGCGATCACGATCAGCGGCCGGTAGCGCGCGATCATGGCGTCGGTGACCTCGGCCTTCAGCCTGGTCGCGTCGCCCCACAGGTTGTCGTTGCTCGCGCTCTGGCCCTTCAGGATGATCTTGCTGAACCGATCCTTGAACGACAGTTGAAGCTGTCCCGAAAGGATGTTCACGCCGCGTTCGATCATCGTCCCGACGCGCCCGCCCTTCGCGGCGCGCGTGATCACCAGCCCGCCCTTGCCGTCGCTGACCAGGAGCACGCCTTTGGACTTGGCCAGTCGGTCCAGGCACTCGTGCGCTGATTCGCCCTCCTGGATGTTCCACTCGATGGCGACGCCGGTCTCGACCTCGCTGCGCACCGCGATCTTGAACGGCGCGCACAGATCCGCGGCGATGGTCTCGGCCTTGGCCTTCGCCCACTTCCCGCTCTTGTGGATCGCCGAGCAGTCGACCAGGTCGCCGGTCGCATCACGGCCGCGCACCGAGACGTCGTGCGACTCCTTGCCGTAATCGACGCCAACGTCGTCCACGTAGCCGGTGATCACGATCGTGCCGTCGAGCGTCACCGTGCAGGTATCCCCCGGCGCGACGTTCTTGATGATCTGCTGGCCCGGCCACAGTTCTGACACCGTCAGCTCGAACGTGCCGGCGAGCTGCTCGATGCCGCGCGCCAGGCGCATCGACTTCCAGCCGCCGTAATCTATGCCGTTGACGGTCAGCTTCACTTCAGGCATCTGCGAGCACCTGCAGGGGGCGGCCGCCCATGATGAAGCCGGGATAGGCCACGCGGTTGCGCACCACAATGTCCGCGTCGCGCAACGCGTCGCCGTATAGATCGTAGGCAATGGTGAGGGCCGGCAGCGTGCCGGCCGGCGTGTAGCTCACCAGGCGCGCGAGGTCCGCGCCGCGCGCCGTGAGGTCGCTGACCATCGCCGTGCGCAGATCCACGAGCGAGCGGTAGACGTCGTCGTCGGACGCGCTCAGCATCAGGTCGTCCAGGCGATCGGCCAGCTCGGAGCGCACCGAGGCCGCGTCCTGGAACACGGTGAAATCCTTCTCGCTGGTCGCCCTCACGGCGGAGACCACGGCCGCGCGCTGCACCAGATCGGTGATGGCCTGCTGGTTCGCCGCCTGCTGAATGCGCGAAGGCGTCGTCTGCGGCACGCTGGCCACGGCCGTCGAAGTGCCAGGTGAGCCGAAGTCGAACAGCTTGCGCAGCATCTTCAGGTCGTTCATCGGATCGCGGGCGCTCACGCCGAACAGCTCCAGCGGATTGGCAGCAAGGCCGCGCACGGCGCCGATCTGCGAGAGCAGGTTCTGCGCGAGCTGGCCGGGCACCTGGATCAGCGAGGGCAAGCTGGCCGTCAGGGTGCTCAGACCCGGCAGGAAGTCAGCCAGCGCATCCTTGGCCATCGGCACCAGCTTCGGCAGGTTCCCCATCAGCGACGTGGCGCTGGTCAGCGTGCCAATCGCGGAGTCGGATACGAACGCGGGCAGCGCCTTGACGTTGAACTTCTTGCTGAAGTCTTCGGTGATCGACGCCTCGGCAGCGTCCGCGCGCGAGTTGACGATGGCGGGCGTGTTGGCCGACGCGTTCGGGAACGTCACCTCGCCGCTCTCGACGAACGAGAGCGCGAAGCGCGCCAAGCCGCCTTCGGTTGTTTTCTCGCTGAGCCTGCAGTCCGTCACCGATACGCGCAGCTCGCCCAGGGTCGGGTGCACGAGCACGCCGGGGCCGCTCTGCTCGATCGCTGCGATCAGCGCGTCGCGGCCGGGGATGTAGGTGAAGCCGTTCGCGGCCGTCGCCAGCACGAACGCCTCAATCGAGATCGTGCGTGCCTTGCGGCCGAGATCCTCGACATAGGGTTTGTCGCGCAGCGGGTACTCGTGCGTTACCGAGCGCCGGCCGAACTCGCCGCCGTGCTCCAGGGTCAGGAACTCGACGCCCCGGAACGACGCCTTGCGGAGTTTGTCGCGCCAGCTCATCAGTAAGTTGGCAGGTACACGCCGGTATCGACGTCGTAATCAACGCCGGGATTGTCGCTGCGCATCGATGCGACGCGCGCGCGGCCGTCCTGGTCGATCTTGATGTTGATCGTGCCGCCGACGTCCGCCCGGCCCGCGCCGGCTCTGCCAGGCAACGCCGACGGCACAGCGGGGCGCACGGCGTTGGCGGCGGCGGCGGGGCGCACGGCGTTGGCGGCGGCGGCGGGGCGCACGGCGTTGGCGGCGGCCGAGAGCACCGCGCCCGGCAGCGTCCACTTCTTCACCCACTCCGGCGTGATCGCGTCGAGCTTCAGGATCACGTCTTTGACGAACGCGACGATCGAATTGACCTTGTCCATGATGAACTCGATGCTGCTGGTCGCCGCGCCGACGATGCCTCGCCAGAGATCGGTGAAGAACTCGCTGATCGGACCCCAGTTCTTGTAGATCAGGAACGCTGCGCCGGCCAGAAGCGCGACGGCGCCGATGAACCAGCCGACCGGCGTTGCCATGAGCGCAATGCCGAACGAGACGATCGGAGGAATCAAAGCAAGGATGGCCGCGCCGAGCTGGTAGAGCGTTGCGGCGAGCTGTATTCCCTGCACGATGGCGATGGCCTTGAAGACGTTCTCCCAACCGCCGATCGCCTGGGCGAGCGCGTCGGCGCGCGTGATCGCGCTGCCCACGGCGCTGGCGATCTGCGTCGCCACTTCGACGATATGCGGGAGATTCTTGACCAGGCGTTCAACGAACTCCGTCACGCGCGTGGCGATCAGCGCGCGGTTGGCGACGGCCCACTCGGTGACCCCCGTGGCGATCCTGGTGATGGCCGGCAGTGCCGCCGTCGTCACCACCGTCATGACGCCGCCCAGGGCGCGGTCCATACGCGTGAGCATGTCGCCCACGGCGTCCATCGCCGACACGGTCTTGTCGTCCATCACCGCGCCCAGGCGCTCGGCCTCGTCGCCGAACTTGTTCAGCGCAGCGGACCCCTGCGACAGCGTCTGCACCAGACGCGCGCCGCCCCGGCCAAGCAGCGCCTGCATCAGCGCGATGCGCTGCGCGGGCGAGAGGTTCTTCGCCATCGCGTCCGACATCTTGTGCACCATCGCGATCGGGTCGTTCAGGTTCTTCTTCAGGAAGTCGGCCGACATGCCGGCGCGCCGGAACCAGGTGGTCATCTCCTTGCTGCCGGTGAGCGCATCGACGGCGTTCTTCTGCATGAAGCGCAGCGCCGTGGCCGCATCCTCGGCGCTCGAACCGTCCAGCGTGAGCGCGTAGGCGAGCCGCTGGAAGTCGCGCGCCGAGACGCCGAGCATCTCGGCGGTGTCGTTGATCCTGCTGCCCTGGTCGATCACGTGCTTCATCGGCAACCACACGGCCGCAGCGCCGGCCGCAGCGACCAGGCCGGCAGCGCCGATGCTGAGGATCGACGACTTGACGCCCTCGAACTTCTCGCCGACCACCTTGGCCTGGTCGGCGAGCCTGGTCAGGCCGCTCTCGCGCACCAGCGAGTTCACCGACGCGCGGATCTTGCGGATCGGCTCGGTCACTTTCTCGATGCGCTGATTGACCGCGCGCACCGGGGCGGTGGCGCGGTCGATCGCTTCGATGATGAAGCTAAGCCTTAAGGCGCTCATTGATCCTGCGCGCTTGCGCGTGCCAGTCCATCAGTTGCGGCCAGGTCAGCCGGTCCAGCTCGGAGGGCTGGAAGTGGAACGTGTAGGCGAGATCCGCCTTTACTTCGTGAGGGTTGCCGGGATATCGCCGAAAAAACCCGCTTTGGCAGCGGCCTCGCCCGCTGCAATCATGTCGAAGAGGGGAATTTTGGCCACGGTGGACGGCGGCAGATCCGAGGCAGCGCCGACCATCTGCACCAGGATCGGCACCGGCGCGGTCGCGGTGATACGGTCGGCGTCGCCGCCCACCAGCTCGCGCAGCTTCAGCTCGGTGATCGTCTCGATCTCGGCGCCCTCGGCATTCTTGAGCACCAGCGGTTTCTTCAGCTTGTGGGTGAAGCGATCCATCGGCGTTGCCCTTTACTTGAGAATTTCCGCCTTGCTGTGGGTCTCGGGCAGCTCGCGGAATTGCTGCTCGGTCATGTTGACGCGCTCGATGCGCTGCCAGCTCGGCACGCTCTCCATCATCTGCGTGACGTCATGGCGCTTGCTGAAAAACTGGCGACCGCCTGTCGCGGTCACCTTGAGCACCTCGATCATGGAGGCGCGCTCAGTTCACCTGGTCGGCGGGATCGCCCTCGAACTTGAGCGGCACCTTGCCGCCTTCCTGCGCCGTCGCCTCGGGCGGATCGGTCAGGAACGCGTTCTTGATCACGAACGTCTGCCCGGTGTCGCACTCGAAGGTGATCGACACGTTGCTCATCTTCCCGTAGTCGATCAGCTTCGTGTCCTTGCTCACGGAGATCTCGCACTCGACCTTGCCGGTCTCGATCTCTTCCGAGTAGCCGTGCACGCTGTTCGCGCCTTTCACCGGCGTGCGCTTGATGCCGCCCAGGTTGATCTTCGCGCCCGGCAAGGTCTCCAGGAGCGCACCGTTGGTCTTGATGAACGCTTTTCCGAGTCTCTGGCTCACGGTTTCTCCTTACAGCCGGAACTGCACTTTGCCCGCGAACACGCGGAACTGGTTGACCACGTCGGGCGGGATAATCGCGTCGACGCGGTTGGGGTCGGTCAAATTGCGCTCGACGATCAGGTCGGCCTTGAACTGCTCGAAGCCTTCCGCCAGGCCGACCTCTTCCCACTCGCGGAAGAGCGCGCACAGCTCGGCGCGGATCGTGAGCGGCGTGACGATCGCCTGGCCGGGGCCGAAGCGCGTGCCGTCGTTCGCCAGCTTGCAGCGCGGGAAGCGCAGCGCGATGCGCGCGCGCACCGTATAGCGCAGGTAGGCCAGCGTGCGCATCGTTTCGATGTCGAGATAGCTGATGTCGGGCACGCCGAAGGCGTTGGTCTTGTAGGTGGTGATGGTGCGTTCGATCATGCACACGCTGCCGGCATCGACCAGGAAGGTCGAGATGCCGTGGTTGAGCAGGATGTCGCGCTCGTCGCGCGTGTAGCGGTCCTGCGGCGCGGGCGGCAGCGCGCCGGTGAGCGGCAGCGTCTGGCGCGGGCGCGCCGGGTCGGGCTCGAACGCATCGACCGCGCCCAGGGTCGCGGCCCACTCCCACCAGGGCGTGGGCGCCTTGCCGACGTGCGCGATCGTGACGAACGGGCTGTTGCGCGAGTCGCCCTGCGTCACGGCGGCGGCGTGCGTGCCGGCGAAGCCGGTGAACGCCTGGCCTTCCTTCTGCTGCAGCGGACCCCAACGGTTGCTCAGCTCGGTTTCCAGGCTGGTGAGGTTGGCCGCGTCTTCGTAGCCGACGATCACGGTGTTGTACTGCTCGTTGCCGATCGCCGCGATGGCGGTGTTGAGCACCGGGTTGGTCGTGCCGCCCGCCATCGCCACGATCGTGTTGACCACGCCCTTCGGCGTGCGCTCACCGAAGTAGTAGTTCTCGCGCACGTCGACGAAGTTGCCGTAGGTTCCCTTGCTGCGCGCGGTCAGCGTCACCACGTTCGCGGCGGCGCCGGAGGTCACCGGCAGATCCGTGTTCGCGTTGATCGCCGCGTTGATCGCCGTGGCGATGGCGTTTTGCGCGTCGCCCGAGGTCACGCCGACCTGGACGGAGCGGCTGGCGATCAGCAGGTTGATCGTGCCGCTCTCCGTCGCCGGGCCGACGACGGTGATCGTGCCGGTGGCTTTCGCGCCGGCCGCGTTCTCGTCGAGCGCGATGCCCCACACCTCGGTGTACGGGTTCGCTTTCTTGAGCGCCTGGAACATGTGCGACAGCATCGAGCCGCGACCGAAGAAGTCTTCGGCCTGCGACGCCGACAGCACCATCTTCGGGATCGCCTGCGCGACCGAGCCGGCCGCGAGGCGCGTGCCGATCACCAGGATCTTGCTCGGCACCGCCGGCAGGCCCTGGACGGCCTTCGTGTTGTCGAACTCGATGTATTGACCCGGCGTGCGGATCGTGATCGGGATCTGGTTGAAGCTGATGGCCATGTGCGCTTACTCCTTGGTCTTCGCTTTGGCGGGCGCCTTGCCCTCGGCAACCTGAACCACGTCGCCTTCGTTGATGCGCCGCTGCCAGTACGGCGTCATCTCGACCTCGGCGCCCTCGGTCGGCAGCGCCTGGTTGTTCGCCGGGTTGATCACGGTCAGGCCCTTGGCGGGCACCACGTAGATTCTGTTGTCCACGAATTTCTCCTGGTTATTGCGGCAGAGATACGGTGTCTTCGGCCGCGAAGTCGTCGGCGATCACGGCCGCGCCCTGGCGGGTCCAGATTTCGCCGGTCGCTTTCGAGGCGAAGGCCACGGTGTTGGGCGTGGCGTCGTCGGCGCGGAACTCCGCAGCGAGCACGCCGTTGATGCCGTTCAGCAGGCGCGCGCGCAGCAGCTTGCCGGCGGCGCTCGATGCGCCCGCGCTGTCGGCGCCGAGCGCGAGCGCGGCGTTGCCGTCGAAGATCGCGATGACGCCGGCCGTCACCACCGTCGCGCCGATCTGCGTCCATGCTCCCGCGCCGGTCGCGGGATCGTAGTCGTCGGACTTGTAGAACTTCACGTCATGGCCGGCGGCGCCGTTGTCTACGTCCGCCGTGCAGCGCACCCAATGCGCCGTGCCGTCCTGGAAGCCGCACGCGGCGGTCGAATCACGGTTGAACGCGTTCGCGCCGGTGGTGCTGTAGCCGAAGCGCAACTGCCCGCCGGGCAGCACCGACAGGCGGTAGCTGCCCTGATTGGCGACGCCGAACTTCGCCGCGAGCATCTGCTCGGCCGCTGGTGTCCAGTCATCGAGCGCCACGCGCACGCGGATGTCGAGATCCCCGGCGATGCTGATGGCCTGGCTGTCGGGCGTGCTCGCGTAGTTGCCCGCGCCGCCCGGCAGCGACAGATACAGCTCGCGCGGGGGAAGATCGTACTTGCCGTCGAACGTGAGGAAGATGCCCATGCCGGATTCGTCGGCGACGAGCGGGAACGACATCAGCAGGCCGAAGCGCATCGCGTAGACCGCCAGCCCTTGTTTCTCGATCTCGCCCGACCACAGGTTCTCGATCGCGACCAGGTTGAGCGAGCCTTCGTCGGGAACCGTGAAGCCGTGCAGCTCGGGCACCAGGCGCTCGCAGATCTCGAACGCGCCAATCTGCTGGCTGTCGCCGCGCCGCCTGGCGGCGTTGCCGCTCGCGTGCGCCGTCACCGCGATCACCGACCACTGCGCATCGAGCGACACCGCGTCGTTCGCGCCGAGATCCTTGACCTGGCCGCCGGAGAACGCGATGAGCACCGCAGGCGCGACAGCCGCGAATTTCCTCAGCATGTCCTTGTCCCAATCGCTCGGCAGCACATCGACGGTCTTGACTTTCGATTGGCCGGCGACCGTGAGAGCCGCGGTGATTTTCGCAAGGAGCTGATCCTCGACACTCTTGATGCCCATGTCACCGCGTGTAGTCGCTCAGTTTGTCGCGCGAGAACGTGCGCTCCGGGCCGTCCACCATCGGCGCGTTGCTCGACGGCGCCGGCTGATCCGTCGCGTCCAGGCCGAGCGACAACTCGCCCTTGCCGACGCGCACCAGGTACTTGACTGCATCGTCGTACCTCTGCCGCACATGCTCGGTCGCGCGGTCGTCGTACAGCTTGTAGCGTGCGATGTCGCACGCCAGCATCGTCAGGTTCTTCGGCACGCTCGAAAGCGGGAGTTGGTACGCGCCCACCAGGTAGCCGTCGATCTCCGCGTCGGCGTCGGCCAGAGCACTGTTCAACACCGCGTCAACGATCGCGCCGGTGGGCGGCACGCCGCGATCGGTGAGCTGGATCAGCTCAGCCTGGTCGAAGCGGTCGATCATGTTCTGCTTGGTTGCGTAGCCCATCAGCTCAGATCGTCCCGGCGCGCGCCTTGAACATTGCTTTCGGCACGACGTGCTGGTCGCCGTCCTCGAACAGCATGCTGAACGCCCCCCCCTGGCCGCGCGTCTCGGCGTCGGTCAGCTCCATCCAGCAGCCGGCGAAGTCCTGGCGCGCGCCGCTCTGCAGCGTGAAGGTGCTCGTGAGGTTGCGGAAACGATCGCGATAAGCGGGCGCCGCGCGCGCGATCAGCGCCGCGACTTCTTCCTGGCACTCGCCGTCCCACAGGCTGACGACGGTCTTGTCGTCCTGGTAGACGTGCAGAGGAACGCGCGACGCCTGCGGTACGCTCGCGCAACTCTGGATGAAGAGGATCGCCGCGATGGCGATGAACGAAGCCGCCTGACGGGCGGCTCCCCCACACGCTTGACACTCGCGGTTGAAAAAATTCCGGTTCACTTCGCCTTGGCTTTCGACGCCTCGATCACGCCGCTGGCGAGCAGCGGCTTCGCGTCCGCGTCTTCCAGCTCTATCTGCTCGCCCTCTTCGTAGCGGCGCTGATCCTTGGCGTTGGTGCCGTAGGCGACTGCCGACTTCACCAGGTAGGTCTTCGTGGTCATGCTCGTCTCCTGTAAAAAGGGCCGGGCGAACCCGGCCCTTTGCTCGATCAGCTCAGCCGGGCGCTGGTTAGGCGACCGCGTTCTCGAAGAAGTAGGCCGCGTCGGTGGCCGCGATCACTTCCTTCACGCTCTCGCCTGACCGGATGCGCTGACTGCCGCGCAGGCCGGCTTTCGGCTCCGGCATGTTGCCGGCCATCCGCCCGCCCCATTGCGCGGTCCAGCCGAAGGTCGGTTGCAGCGTTTGCGCCGCCAGGCTGTCGATGTGCAGCAGCGCGGCGTGCTTGCCCCAGGCGCGGCTGTAGACCGGCGCCTGGCCCTTCTTGGCGGTATTGATGAACGCCTGGCCGACGATGATCTCCTGCAGCTCGAGCAGCTCGGCGACCGCCTGGCGGCCGGCGTAGCCGGCCGTTTGCGCGCTCTTGCCGATGGCTTGAACGATCTTCGGATGGCGCCGCAGCGCGGTCCAGGTCGCCTGCCCGAGCACCAGCTTGTTCGGCCGCACCAGGGGAACGTCCATCGCGTCGGTGATCGCCTTGAGCGGATTGCTGGCCGCTTCGTCGGACCACTGCGTCGCGCCCGCCAGCGTCACGCGGTTGGCGGCGGGATACGTCGCCAGGGCAAACACCTGGGCCGCGACGCGGACGTCGCGATCGAGCAGCACCAGGCCGGTGAGCATCATCGTCGAAACCGCCATCGGATTCAGCGGCCCGCCGCTCGCCGGCTTCACCATCGCGTCGAACGCCTCGACCTCGTCGTTGGGCACCATGTCGTCCAGGCCGAAGTCCACGCACTCATCGGTCACGTCGGTGCCGCCGAAGTCCACCATGTTCGGCTCGCTCTTGCGGCCGATCTTGGTGTCCGGCACCGTGTAGCCCTGCTCGGTGGTGTACTTGATGTACTTGAACTTCTTCGCCGTGGGAACGCGCGGCAACACCCTGTCGGCAATGAGCGCCGCCTCCGGGTTCTGATACGCGAGCGCGATGGCCGTCAGCTCGGGGTTCACCGGGAAAGCGCCGGTGACCGCGAACATCAGCGGGATGCTGCCAGCGGCAGCATCGGGCAGCACCCCGAACGACCAGGCGCCGAACGCAGCGACGACGATCAGGGCGGTGAAGAAGTGACTGAGACGATTCGTTTTCATGTTGCGTGGTTCTCCTGGGGGTTCTCTGAGTGAGTGCCGATCAGCCCTGCATCATGCTCGGCATGATGTTGACCTGGCCGACGTCGTTCAGGACGCCGGAGACCAACGCGGTGCCGATCACACGGTTGTTGACTCCGGCGCCCGGCGCGGCCGTCACGGCCTTGCCGTTCGCGTCAGTCGTGAGCAGATCGCCGCGCGTCACGGCGGCGCCGTAGATCACGTCGGCGACGCCGTCGAGAATCACGTCGCAGCGTTCGTTGATCGCCGCGTCGATGTCAGTGCTCACGCCGATCAGCTTGTCGGCGACGGCCGCACCTTGCAGCACCTGGCCATCGGCGGCGCCGAGCTTGACGATGAGAAATTTACCGACGGCGGCTTCGGCTTTGAAGTTGCGGATCAGGTTCGGATTTGCCATGCGTGCCTCGTTGTTGTCGTGTTGGGGTTGATCAGGCGATCTGCAGCTTCGCCTTGGCGTGCGCGACTGCCTGGCCGGCGTTCACTGTGCGGCCAGCCTTGGCCTCTGCTTCGGTGAACTCGATGGCGAGCTGCGCGAGCTGCGCCGCTTGCGTCGCGGGGTCTTCGCTCAGCTCGACGGCGTCACCGGCGCCGCGCTCCTTGAACTCGACGGCCTTGGGCAGCGTCTTGAGAAAACCGCGCAGCCAGTCGATCGTCGGCGTGTTGACCTTCTTGTCGCCCGTGCCAGCATCCGCGAACTCGATCTTCGCGTCGGCGGGCAGCGTCTCCATGAACGCGACCAGGCCGGCCTCGTCTTTCGGCAGGATCTTGCCGGCGGTGACCAGCGCCTTGACCTCGGCGCTGATCGCGGTGCGCCGCGCTGCGGCTTCGTCGGTCTTGATCTTCTTCTCGCGCTCGGCGAACGCGATGTCCTGCTTGCGCTGTTCTTCGGCCTTGGCGTCCTGCTCGCGCTTCTGCGCTTCGAGCTGTTCTTTGGTGAGCACGTCGTTGGTCTCCTGAAAAGAAGGTATGGGCGCGGGATCGGTTACCGCGTCCGTCTGAATGCTGTCGATGAGGTAGCTCGGGATCGCCTTGTCGGCGTCTTCCTGGCCGTACTTGCCGATCAGAAAATCGCGGATGCCGCGAAAGATCGAAGCGATGTCGCGCGTCGTCCAGTCCATGAACTCGATGACGCCTTCGGCGTTGTCGGCGAACTCGGCGTTCTTCAGACCCTTGATGGCCGGCGGCTGCGCGCCCAGGAATCCGATGTGCCGCACGTAGTAGCCGCCCGGCTTCGGGTTGTTCGGATCGTCGGGCGCGTAGAGCGCCAGGCTGACCTTCTTGAACGCGCCGGTGTTCACCAGCTCGGCGAATTCCTGGTTGACCTGGTGCGGCTCGGCGACCAGGTGGCCGTCGATGACGCTCAGCTTCTTGGCCCATCCGTAAGCGGGCGCGTCGGCCTTCGGGTGACCGACGACGAACGGCGCCTCGTGCAGCTCCGGCGAATAGGCATCGGCGATGGCTTGCACCATCGCCGGAGTGAACGGATAGGTTTTCCCGTTCGACGCAGGATGCCGGCCAGCTTTGAAGCACTGGATCGACTTCATGCGCGCAGCTTCTTCGACATCGTTGATCGGTCTCTGAGATTGAAATTCAGCAGACCGGATCGTGCTAGAGCGCGAGCGTGAAAGCCTTTAATCCATTTTAGGAAACGATGCTAATCCCGGAGAGCCTTGCGGCTTCCAGGATTCAACCTAAATCACTTTCGACGATGCGAAGGTCCGCGAAGCAATCTTCCGCCTTCGCACCGCATTCGTGGGAGACGACCTGAAGCGAATGATGGGCGGCCTGGGCCGCGTTATCAAGACCGGCACGGCGCTCCGCTTCCGGGCCGGTCAATCGCCCGAGGGCGTGCCGTGGATACCGAGCCGGCGCGTGGCAGAGAGCGGCGGGCGAACGCTCGCCCTCACAAATCGGCTGCGCGGCTCGATCACCTATCGCGCCACATCGGAGAACGTCGCGATCGGCACGAACCTGCCCTATGCGCGCATCCACCAGCTCGGCGGGACGATCAAGGCGAAGGGCGACGGATACCTGCGCTTTAAGATCGGGAAGAACTGGGTGCAAAAGAAATCGGTCACCATTCCAGCCCGCCCTTACCTTGGCGCCTCGGATGCCGACAAACTCGAACTGATCAGAGTCGTGAACGAGTTTCTGAGCAAATCCTGGGACGGACCAGTCTGACCCGGCGCGGATTGTTCCACGTGGCGCAAACGAGGGCTGTATCGACGCGGCCCTTACTGCTTCCGCGGCGCAGCGGCCGGCGCGTCGCCGGCCTTGTTGATGGAGGTGAAGCGCATCAAAAATTCTGGCCGCTGTTCACTCAGACATGTAAAAATGTACAGTCCCTAGTGAGCCGCATCGGCCAACAAGGAGCGGGCAATGGAAAGAGAAGCCAATCTCGCGCTCGCACGGGAGAGCCGCCGAGCCAAATTCGCCGCGGGCGAGCGCATCGAGAAACTCAACCCGATCGAAAAAGCGAAGCGCGCCCCAAAATCACTGACCAAGGCGCTCAGGGCGTACTACTGGGACCTGGAGAAAGTGCTGGCGAATCGGGGTAGCCCGGACGGCGGCGAGCAACGGCGCATCGCCGAAGAGCGCTACAAGGTGGCCCGCTCGAAATCAAGGGAGGTCGGTCTGCCAGCCGTCATCAAGGATATCTGCCGGGACTGCGTTGGGGGGTATGACGATCCGGGGCCACAGGACCGGGTTCGCAACTGCCCTTGCACTAGCTGTCCGCTTCACCCCGTCAGGGGCTGGCGGACCCCCTAAAACCGCCCCCTACAAGCCTTTTCTATGAATTTGGCCGGTCGGAGGGGTCTCCGGCCCGCCCAATCCCGATAGTAGAACGGCTAGCGATACTTATTGAACCATCATCCAATAGGTCTTTGCCTTCGGCAATACCCAGGTGG